AGTGCTTCTGCGGTGGCGCAAGGGCCATCGCTTATCCTGAATTTTGCAGGAAGCACAACGCTCGACCCCCGCATCACCTTCACCCGCGCCTCCTCGGGCACTTACTTTGACAGCGCCGGGGTGCTGCGGAGTGCGACGTATAACTTGCTGGCGTACTCGGAGCAGTTTGATAACGCGGCGTGGAGTAAAACAAACCTAACTGCTACTGCCGCAGCAGTAATTTCGCCTGCTGGCACTCTTACTGGCAGTAGGCTGACAGAAGATACTAGCGGGTCAGCTAAATATGCAATTTCGTCCCAAACAGCAATGACTTCGGGGACAACATATGTTGCAAGCTTCTTTGCAAAAAACAACGGTAGGGTCTTGCAGATTACGTTCCAAGGCGCATCGCATGGCATAAGTCAGTACGCAAATTTTGATTTAAGCAACGGAACGGTTACTGCGTCTGCTGGGGGTACGGCAGCAATTAGTTCTGTGGGCAATGGCTGGTATAGATGCAGTTTTGCGTCGGCTGCTACAAGTAGCGTTACTGCCGGGGCTGCTGCTGCGTTAGCGTCAAGCACAACGGCACCTCGTCTAGAAAACTACACCGGCGACGGCACCAGCGGCATTTTCATCTGGGGCGCGCAGCTTGAAGCCGCCTCCACCGCAGGCCCGTACTACGCCACCACCACAGCGGCGAACGGTGCGCCGCGTCTGACCTTCAACCCGACCACGCTGGCCCCGCAGGGCTTGCTGGTGGAGGAGCAGCGGACGAACCTGATCACGTACTCGGAGCAGTTTGATAACGCAGCTTGGAGCAAGGGCAACTCAACAATCACTGCCAACGCAATTACGGCCCCTGACGGGACGCTGACGGCAGACAAGATTGTCGAGAACACGGCAAATGCCAGTCACGATGCAGCAAGCAGCGTATTCACAGCAACAGCAGGGGCCACTTACACGACAAGCGTATTTGTGAAAGCGGCAGAGCGCGGATTTGCTTGGGTTCGATTGTTTCAGAACACCAGTCCGTTTGCTTTTGTTGGCTATACGGTCAATTTGTCCACTGGTGCTACTGCTGCGCTGACTTTTACATCAACGGTATGGACTGCCCCATCCGTTTCTGTTCAGTCTGTGGGCAACGGTTGGTGGCGTGTATCTGTCACAGGAACGATTGCATCAGCGGACAACATCCGCATTGTGGTCGCGCCTGCGCTTAATGCCAGCACGGGTTCCTATGTTGGCGACGGCACCAGCGGCATCTATGCGTGGGGCGCACAGCTAGAAGCCGGAGCCTTCCCCACCAGCTACATCCCCACCGTGGCATCACAGGCCACCCGCGCTGCTGATAGCGCCAGCATGACGGGGACGAACTTCAGTAGCTGGTACAACGCGACTGAGGGGACGCTGTACGCACAAGCGGCGCCAATAAGCCCAACAACAAACGCATCAAATCAGATTTTGCTGAGTTTTGATGATGGGACAACCAATAACAGACTTCAGCTGTACCGTGTTTCATCTGGCGGCAATTACGGGGCGTTGGTCAGCGTTAGTGGTGTTGTTGGATACAATCCGACGGTAACAGGCGCTTGGGCCGTGAATTCTTCTAATGCTATTGCGCTTGCTTACGCTGCAAGTGACCAAGAATTTGCATACCAAGGCAGCTTAGAAGCTGGTTTTGGGACAGGCTCTGTTCCGACAGTAAACAGAGCGCAAATAGGGGTAAGAGCAGACGGCTTTTTGCAATGGAACGGCACCATCGCTCGCATCGCCTTCTACCCGCGCCGTCTGACCGACGTTGAACTGCAGGGGATTACGGCATGACCGACTTCTACCTGAAATTCGACACCGAGGCGCAAGCCACGGCAGTGCTGTATGACGGCGAGACACCGCGCTACCGCAACATCGACACCATTGGGGTGATCTACGAGGACGAGGTGCCGCTGACCGGCTGGCATGTAAACGTGCGCTTGGTTGATGAAGAAGACGCCGAGGCGCTTGAAGATTTTCAGGTTTTCCCGCAAACTCCAAGTCGTATTTGGGCTTAAAACATGGCCGAAGAAAAACGCGCTGATTTACGGGGTCGTAGCCTCTTTATTGCGATTCCCGCATACGACGGAAAGCTGAACATTAAGACGGCTTTTGCGTTGGCTCAACTCATGCCAAAAGCATTGGGTTTGGGCGTCAGCGTGTTTCTTTCTGACATGTCCAATTGCTCCATCATCACGATGGCCCGCAATTCATTGGTCAACGAATTCCTGAAGACCGATGCCACGGACATGCTGTTTATTGATTCCGATGTGATCGTCACACCGGACGATGTGCTGCGGCTGCTGGCTCAACACACCGGGCGCGATGTGACTGCCGGGATGTACCCCCGCCGAGCCAAGGACAAGAAGTTCTTCCTTGACCTGCACTACGACGAGAACGGCAACTTTGTGTTTGACGGCTCTCTGATGCAGGTTAACCGGGTTGGCACCGGCTTCATGATGATCAGCAGGCAGATCGTTGAAAAGCTAATCGCAGCACACCCGGAGTGGCAGTACGAAAACAGGGATGGCAACAGCACCGTTGCTGCGTTGTTTGACTTTGCCGTCAAGGACGGGAAGTTTATTGGTGAGGATTACCTGTTCTGTGACCGCGTGCGCGAGGCGGGCGGCAAGGTATGGGTAGACGTAGACATCAGCCTGCCCCACATTGGCACCGAGGCTTTCACAAACAATTTCCGCGAAGAAGTGTTAATCCCCATGCTTGAGGATATGCGCCAAGCGCGGCTGAAGGTTGTAAATGGCTAAGTCACCAGCATGGCAGAGAAAAGAAGGCAAGTCCGAGAAGGGCGGTTTGAACGCCAAGGGCCGAGCCTCTGCAAAGGCGCAGGGGATGAACCTGAAGCCCCCGCAGCCCGAAGGCGGCAAACGCCGCGACTCCTTCTGCGCCCGGATGACTGGGATGAAGAAGAAGTTGACTTCTGCCAAGACCGCGAACGACCCAAACTCCCGGATTAACAAATCGCTCCGTGCGTGGAATTGTTGAAATGGAACTTGTGTGGAACACCATTCTTTCGTTCACCTCCGCACTGATCCTCTTCTGGATCAAGCTGGCGACGGACGAGCAGAAGCGCATTCAAATCCTGCTGAACAAGACGCGGGAAGAGATTGCCAAAGAGTACGTTACGCGGGCGGACATGCACGGCGACATTAATCGTGTGCTGAATCGTCTGGACAAACTGGATGAAAAGCTGGATGCTTTCATGAAGGAGCAGCGCAGTGCCCTCGGTTAGCAAGAAGCAGGCAGATTTCATGCGGGCCGTGGCGCATAGCCCCGAGTTTGCAAAGAAGGCGGGTGTCCCACAATCTGTGGGCAAAGAGTTTTCCAACGCGGACAAAGGCCGCAAATTTTCAAAAGGTGGCGATATGAAAGAGTCCAAGAAAATGATGGCAAAAGAAGTGGCTTTCATGAAAAAGAAAGGCGCTCCGAAGGCTATGGTCAAGCACGAAATGGCCGAAATGGGCATGAAAAAAGGCGGCATGACCAAGAAGATGGCTGGCGGCGGTCTGACTGCCGGTCACAAGTCTGCCGACGGCATTGCCAAGAAGGGTAAGACCAAGACCACGATGGTCGCCATGCGCATGGGCGGCAAGACCTGCTAAGGAATAGCCATGCTGGACAAACTGATTGAAGCCATCCGTGGCGGTGGCGCTGGCGCTGGCCGAGGGAAAGTTAACCCCCCGACTGTCGAAGAGCGCAAGATGCAGGCCCGTCGCCGTCAGCGTCAGGAAATGACGCCCGGTGAGCGCGAAATGGTCGAGGAAGTGGAAGACCAGAAGATGCGCGAGAAGGTCGAATCTATGGGCTACCGCAGCGGCGGCTACGTCAAGGCGGCAGATGGCTGCGCCCAGCGTGGCAAGACCAAAGGCAGGATGATTTAATCATGCGCGCTTCTCGCGGGATGGGCGCTATCAACCCATCCAAAATGCCCGAAGGTGTACGCAAAGCGCGTAGGGATGACACCGACTTTACCCAGTACGCAGAGGGCGGACAGGTGAAGTCAAAGGTCAACGAGGCCGGGAACTACACCAAACCCGGCATGCGCAAGTCGCTGTTTGAGTCGATTAAATCTCGGGCTACGCAAGGTACTGCGGCAGGCCAGTGGTCGGCCCGTAAAGCACAGTTGCTGGCGAAGCAATACAAGGCCAAAGGCGGAGGTTACCGTGGCTGACTCTAATGCTAAAAAATTAATGATTGCCGACGATCTTGCCACCGCAAGAAAACGTGGGCAAACATACAATCAGATGTTTGCTGAAGAGCGTGAAAAGCAACGTGCCGCTGGCCAACTTCGTGAGGACGCCTACAAGGCGGGTCGCGCTCTGGAGTTGTACACGCCAAAAGAAGTCCGGGAAGTATATGACGCGGACCCTGAGTTCTTTGATAGCCGGGCAAAACAGAAGATGGCCAAGGGCGGCAAGGTCAAGTCGGCGTCGTCTCGGGCTGATGGCTGCGTTCAACGCGGCAAGACCCGTGGGAAACTGGTGTGAAGAACCCGCAGCAGTCGCTGAAAGACTGGACAGCCCAGAAATGGAGAACCAAAAGTGGCAAACGATCTTCTGACACGGGCGAAAGGTATCTTCCAGAAGCTGCGATCAAAAGTCTCAGCCCTTCTGAGTACGCTGCGACAACGCGGGCGAAACGCGCTGGCAAGGCTAAAGGGAAGCAATTTGTAAGTCAGCCCAAAGGCATCGCCAAGAAAACAGCGAGGTTTAGATAATGGATACCGTCAACACTATGGGCGTGGGCTACGGCCAGCCCACCAATACTACCGGTCAGTTTTCGGCGCAGCAGCCCGCTACCGGCTTTGGTGGAAACACCATGAACATGGGCATTGGTGCGCTTTCTGGCAATACGGGCGCACAGGGTCTTGGTCAGCAGGGCACGCAACCTGCGGGCAATACGCCAAACCCTTCAAGCCCTTTTATTTTTAATCCAGTTAATACAACCACGGCCGAAGACATGATGAAGGGCAATCCCAACGGCATTGGTTTTATGAACACAATAAGTAAATTTGGGCTTGCCGCTCCGGCTGCTAATTCCTCGCCTATGGCACCGACATTGCAAATGCCTATGAATGTTGGTCAAGATTTTATGAAACGGTTGGGGCTTTATGGGCAGGAAACTGGTGCTGGGCAAAATACGCCAGCCGTGATGCTCCCAACAGTTGCGCAGACGTATCAAAACGTGCTTGGCAGGGCTGGCGACCAAGGCGGACTTGATTACTACGGAAATTTGTTTGGCGAAACCGTTGACATAAACGAAATGGGCCAATTTATTTCTGGCGCAGAAAATGAATTGCTGTCCCGTTTGGGTGCAACCGGCGGTGACTATTCGCAATACGGAGTTGGCGATCTTTACCAAAATATTCTTGGCAGGGCTGGCGATCAAGCAGGTATTGATTACTACACCCAGCAATTTGGCCCATCGCTTGATGAAAGCGAAATTCGCCAATTTATTCAGGGCGCGTCTCCTGAGTTGATTCAGCGTGGCTTTCAGCCGCAAATGAGTGTTATTCCAGAGCAACTTCCCGATTCTTCTACTGATCTTTCTGAGGTTGTTTTCCCCGGCGCTCCTCCTGCTGCGGCTCCTGTCGCAGCCCCCGTTGCAGCGCCTGTTGCGGCTCCGGCTCCTTCCTTTGCCCCCGCCCCTGCTCCAGTTGCCGCTCCGGCCGTTCGCCGCGTACCCACGATTCCGACAGGCCCGCGTGGGGTGTCTTCGCGCAGGCGCGAACCGGGTCAAGTAAGAACCCAAATGGGGCGAGGAGGCAATGAGGATAGAGACAATGGCGGCGAGGATCGCATCCGACCCCTAAGTGGGATGCGGGGCGAAGAAATGCGTGGGCGTTATGGGATGGAGCGTCCAGACTTCCAGCGCCCTCAGCGCGGTGCAGGGCAGCAAATGCCGTCTCGGATGAACGACTATATGTCTCGGCTGAATCAACTGAGAAGCGGCCCGCAACCCACTGCGCCCGGCATGTCTGGCATTGGATCGCTGTTTAACGCATTGCGCGGTCGCCGTTAATTAAAGGTTAGCAATGGCAACCACTGGCAGCACGCTATTTAATCTGGATTTCACGGAAATCGCGGAAGAGGCGTGGGAACGAGCAGGCCGCGAAATGCGGTCTGGCTACGACCTGCGTACGGCTCGCCGTTCCATGAACCTGATGACCATCGAGTGGCAGAACCGTGGCATCAACATGTGGACGATTGAGCCGGGCACGATTACGTTGACCGCCGGTTTAAATACCTATCCGCTGCCGACCGACACGATTGATCTGTTGGAGCATGTAATTCGTACTGGCGCAAACCAGACGAACCAGCAGGCCGACCTGAACATCACGCGGATTAGTGTTTCTACCTACGCAACAATCCCGAACAAACTGGTTCAGGCGCGCCCCATTCAAGTGTTGGTGCAGCGCAATAGCGGTGAGCGCAACCCGATTGCGGGCAAGTTGTCTAGCACCATCAACAGCAGCGTAACCACCATTGAGTTGACTTCGGTGGCTGGCCTGCCCGCGTACGGCTACATTGATATTGACTCGGAAACGATCTTTTATCAGTACATCACCGGCACCACGCTGGGCGGTTGCGCACGGGGGCAGAACGGCACCACTGCTGCACTGCACAACGACACCAACGTAACGCTGTACTGGAACCAGCTTCCGGCGGTCACGGTTTGGCCGACCCCGGACAATACGACCACGTACACCTTTGCCTACTGGCGGATGCGCCGGGTGCAGGATGCTGGCAATGGTGTTGAGGTGGCGGACATGAACTTCCGCTTCCTGCCCTGCTTGGTGGCGGGTCTGGCGTTCCACATCGCCGTCAAAGAGCCTGAACTGATGCAGCGCGTACCGATGCTCAAGCAGATGTACGACGAGGCTTTTGAGTTGGCGGCAGGGGAAGACCGGGAAAAGGCGGCGGTGCGGTTTGTGCCGCGTCAGCAGTTTATTGGCGGGGGTACGCCGTAAATGGGCAACCGGTTTTCCAGCGGCAAACACAGTATCGCCCAGTGCGATATTTGCGGCTTTCGGTTCAAACTAAAGAAACTGAAGTACGAGGTTGTAAAGACCAAGTTGTACCAGTTGAAGGTTTGCCCGGAATGTTGGTCGCCGGATCACCCCCAGTTGCAGCTTGGCATGTACCCGGTGGATGACCCGCAGGCCGTTCGGGAGCCGCGTATGGATACGACCTACGTGACCGCAGGCATTAACTCGGCAGGGAATCTGACGGGCGGATCGCGGGATATTCAGTGGGGCTGGGCACCGGTTGGCGGGTCAAGTTTTCAGGATGCTGGCGTCACACCAAACTACTTGGTTGCGGCGGCAGAAGTTGGTACAGTTACCGTGCAAACGGTTTAAAGGAGCCAGAAATGGACGCAAAGAAGGCAGTGCATAAACACGAGGCAAACATGCACCCCGGCAAAAAGCCGACCAAGTTTGCCAAGGGTGGTAAAACCAACGCTCAAATGAAGGCTTTGGGCCGTGGTTTGGCAAAGGTTGCCAACCAGAAGAAGTCTTCGTTTACCTACAAAAAAGGTGGCTGAGATGGCAACCAAACCCACGATGAAGCGCGGCGGCAAAGAAGTCGGCCCTGCTGATGTTTACGCTGGCCGCTACAAAGAGGCCAAGGTAGAACTGAATGCCCGCCCTGACATGAGCAATGCAAGCAATGTCAACATGGGTGTTGGCAACATTACTCGGCATGCTGCACCGGAAGCCAAAACCTCCGGCATCAAAATCCGTGGCACTGGCTGTGCAACCAAAGGCGTGATGGCACGCGGCCCGATGGCTTGACATGACTTACAACGAACTTGTCACCGCAGTACAGGATTACTGCGAAAACAATTTCCCGACGACGGACATGGATACCATGATCCGTCAGGCGGAGCAGCGCATCTATAACACGGTGCAGATTGCGAACCTGCGGAAAAATGTGACGGGTACGTTGACTCAGGGCAACAAATACCTTCAGTGCCCCGGCGATTTTTTGTCGGTGTACTCGCTGGCAATCTATCCGGCGAGTGGCGGGGAGTATTTGTACCTGCTGAACAAGGATGTCAACTTCATGCGTGAGGCGTACCCCAACCCGATCACGCAGGGCAAGCCCAAGCATTACGCCATCTTTGGTCCGCGCTCGGACAACGAAGACGAGTTGGTGTTTATCCTTGGCCCGACACCCGATGCATCGTACGGCGCTGAGTTGCACTACTACTACTACCCTGAGTCCATCGTGACGGCGGGGCAGACTTGGCTGGGCGACAACTTTGATTCGGCGCTGCTGAACGGCACCATCCTTGAGGCTGCACTGTACATGCGCATGGAGCAGGACACAACGGCTCTGGTGAAAGAGCGGTATATCCAGTCAATTTCCCTGCTGAAGAATCTGGGTGATGGCAAGCAGCGTATGGATGCCTACCGGGATGGGCAAGTTAGGATTCCTGTATCGTGAGCATCCTACAAACGCAGACCACCAGCTTCAAGGCGGAGCTTTATCAGGGCATCCACGATTTAACGACGGATACCCTAAAGATTGCGCTTTACACGGCGCAGGCTGATTTAAACGAAACCACGACCGCATACACGACCACGCAAGAAATTACTGGTACGGGTTATGTCGCGGGCGGTAAGACGCTGACTAACGTAACGGTGGCTTCTTCGGGTTTTACGGCGTGGGTTACGTTTGATAATGTTGAGTGGAATCCGGCTGTATTTACTGCGCGGTGTGCTTTGATTTACAACTCAAGCAAAGCAAATCGTTCGATTGCCGTGTTGGATTTTGGCTCTGATAAAACCACGACCACTAAATTTACGGTGACTGTCCCGGCGGCAACGGCGACAAGCGCCCTTATCCGTTCGTCCAATTAAGGAGCGTTTAAATGAGTATTGAAAAAGCCAAGGCAATCGACACCGCCGCAGGTGGCCTAATTGCCAACACCGCAGCCCCCGAGGGCGCAAAAGCCACCGGCAAATACGTTGTCGAGTGCTTCGATAAAGACGGTAACCTCAAGTGGGTTGCTGAGACGCCGAACCTTGTGGTGAACGTCGGCCTACAGTACATGGCAGGCAGTGCCCTGACCAGCACAGCGCAGATCACGACTTGGTATCTGGGCCTGTACGGCGCTGCGTCGTCAAACAACCCGGCGGCTGGCGACACCATGAGCAGCCATGCTGGCTGGACGGAAGTTACGGCTTACAGCGAATCGACCCGCGCCACGGCTACGTTTGCTGCGGCAACCAACGCAAATCCGTCTGTTGTGACCAACACCGCTAGCAAGGCTGTGTTCACGATGAACGGCACCACGACCGTGGGCGGCGCGTTCTTGACAAGCAACAGCACCAAAGGTGGCACGACCGGAACCCTGTTCTCGGCTGCTGACTTCCAGTCTCCGGGCGACCGCTCGGTGGTGTCTGGTGACATTCTGAACGTAACTTATACCTTCAGCCTGTCGGCTTGATAAGGGCGCGGGGTGTTCGGCACCAGTGCATTTTCCGCAGCCCCGTTCTCATCGTTACTTCAGGCTGGGCAGACTTACGAAGCCTCGGTTTCTGAGGCTGCCGCAGCAAGTGATGCTGTAGCGGCGCTTGCGACGTTCCTTGTTGCTGTTGCAGAGACGGCGACGGGGGCGGACACGACCGCCGCGCTCCTTACCGCGCAATCACTTCTTCTGGAATCCGCCAGTGGCGCGGATTCTGTTTCTGCGCTTATTTCAGCGCAGTCTGCCGTAGCCGAAACGGCATCTGGTTCAGACACAACATCCGCTTTACTTGAAGCCCAATCGGCTGTAAACGAAACGGCTACCGGCGCGGATAGTGTTTCTGCCGGTCTGGAGTACAACAGGTCGGTTGAGGAAGCGGCGACCGGGGCCGATTCCATTTCCGCATCCGCCGCGTTTGGCGTGGCTACGACTGAAACCGCATCTGGGGCGGACAGCGTTTCGGCGGCACAGGCTTTTGGGGTGTCTGTTGCAGAGACGGCTACCGGGGCGGATCAAGTATCTGCCCTTGGCTCTTTGGGTGCGTCCGTAGCAGAAACGGCATCCGGAGCGGATCAGGTATCCGCATCTGCCGAGATGGGAAGTTCTGTAGCCGAAACCGCAAGCGGCGCAGATCAGACGGCAGCCAACCTGACGCTTAGCCCGGCGGTTTCAGAGACGGCAACAGGATCGGATACAGACGCAGCGTTTGCCGCGTTTTTGGCAACCATTACAGAAACTGCTACCGGGGCGGATGAAACCGCAGCGGCGTTTGCAATTCCTGTTGAAGTGTCAGAAACAGCATCTGGCGCGGATACGACGGAAGCCGGTAATTCATTCTTTAACAGCGTTGAAGAAACGGCATCGGCAGCAGATCAGGTTAGCGCCCTTGCTGAATTGTCTGCCTCGGTTGAAAATACGGCTAGTGGTGCAGATGAAACAAATGCCGCAGCGTCATTTATTGCTGTTGCCCAAGAATCGGCAACGGCTGCGGATCAGTTTATTGGGGCGCTGCTGTGGACGCCAATACCGACGCCGGACGATCCAAATTGGTCTGGGATTGGCACATCGCAGACACCGGCTTGGGCCACGGTAGATACGAGCAATGCGGTTAGCTGGTCGTCTGTCAGCACAGCGCAGACGCCATCGTGGGGCGATGTAAACACGACATCCCCGGATGACTGGACGCCAATTAACACGCAATAGGACAGATCATGGCACTTGTTGTTAAAGACAGAGTACAGGAAACCAGCACGACCACGGGCACGGGCACGTACACCCTTGCCGGGGCGGTAACAGGCTATCAATCCTTTTCCGTTATTGGCAACGCCAACAAGACGTACTACGCTGCTACGGACGGAACCGATTGGGAAGTTGGAATTGGCACGTATACATCGTCTGGAACCACGCTTTCTCGGGATTCCATTCTTGAATCATCTAACGCCGGATCGGCGGTGAACTGGGGTGCAGGCACCAAAAACATTTTTGTGTCTTGGCCTGCGGATGCGGCAACGCTGAATTGGGCGACCACGGCAACATCTGGCAGCACAACGACGCTAACTAACCAAAGCGCGTATTTTCAGTATTTCACCGGCACCAGCACACAAACCGTCACGCTGCCCGTTGTTTCAACGCTGGCAGAAGGCTGGACGTTCCACATCACCAACAACTCGACCGGCAACCTGACCGTCAACTCAAGCGGCGGCAACTTGGTCATCACTGTGCTGCCCGGTACGACGGCGATGTGCACCTGTATTCTGGTGACAGGTACAACGGCGGCATCTTGGGAGGCGGGTTATACCGACTTCAGCACGGCAACCGGTACGGGAGCAGTGGTTCTTGCTGTATCGCCCACAATTACTGATCCATCAATTGTTGGAGCAATTACTGAAGATATTTTCACCATTACTGATGGCGCTGCGTTTGAAGTTGACCCGGCTAATGGATCAATTCAGTTGATTACTCTTGGCGCAAGCCGCACTCCAAAAGCCACAAACTTTTTGGCAGGGGAGTCTTTGACGCTTATGGTCAATGACGGAACCGCTTATACGATTACTTGGACAGACGCAACATGGGGTAGTGGCGGGGTTATTTGGGTGGGCGGTACTGCGCCAACTTTGGCAACTACCGGCTACACCG